TTGTTGTTGTAACACCAACCTGGTAAGTGGCTAGTTCCTGTTCCATCTTGATCTGCATGGACGGGGGGTAACCGAACGCCAAGTAGAAGCTAACCCTGCATGCTGAGGTCACCTCTGCCCTGTCGTCCGACCTGACTCTGGGGGTCTTGGACATCCTCATGAACCCGGAATCGGAGATGCAGTATTTCTTGTCCATATTTGAAGACAATCCACACCTGCGGTAAGCGGCGTAATAAGCACTGAAGATAGGCATGTCTCCGTAGAGCGCATGTCCACCCACACCAACCTGGTACGCCCACCGCTGGAAGTCGGTCGTGGTGGACTCGCCAAGCGCCAATGAATCTTTTCCAAAAGCGCTATGAGGCTGCCTAACCATGACCCACTCGGCCCCAGTCCAGACCGGCTGTGCTTGACAAAACACAACCTGCTCGAAAACCCTGACCGGTTCTTCCCTTTCCATCTCAAACCCGTAGTCCAGAAACCAGGCGTTGAGGCCATTGAGTTTGCTGAGGTCTCCCTCACTCACAAATAGGACACAGTCGTCCCCATTGTTAACAAATTCAGCCTTGATGCCTAAGCTTCGGATGTACTCGCGAACAAGCGTGCACATGATTATACAGTTGCCCAATGAGGTGTTCATATCACCGCTAGCACGAGTGCCTTTAGCTTGATAGTCCACCTGGTGGCCGTCCAAAAACGACCGGCCCTTGTTGGACAACTGCTGGGACAACAATGCGATGAGCTCGCCGTCGTACCCAAACAATCGTTTGTACACACTGTGTTCCCACTTCAGGGCGGCACGGGATACGTGCTGATCGAACCGACTCGCGTCAATTCCAATCGCCACGGGGTTATGAACCCGCTCCCATTTCGCCCTGAGCACGGCCGCTACCTGCGTAACCGTGCGCCCCTTCATCACCACTCCCTCGTCCTCACCGCTCCACTCTTGTGCGAGAGCCAAATACATGCTCTCTTCGACACGCCTGGTGAATCGCCCTAATGCTATATTGTACACGGGGGTCCGCGGTTGGATGACCCGAGGGGCAGGGTCTGCCTTTTTAGTAAAGTTCAATTTCTCAAACTTGACAAAGGCCTTGATCCTGGCATCCCGGCTCGTCCACCCCCTCTCACGATATTGGTCCGCCGCGCGCGCGTAGAGAGCCCTCTTGTTGGCGGGACACTGCTCAATGAATTGTTTGCAGGTCATACCTTCCAACGGAGTCCGTGAAACTCTCTTCGCGATGCGTACCGCAACGTGAGACAACGACTTCCACACCCCAGCTTGCGGCTGGGGCGTTGGCACCAACCCCTCAGGGCCCTGAACATTAAATACTCGTTCG